ACCCTTACACGTTTGTTAGGCAGCGCCACTACGTTACCAGTCCATTCTCCAGCATCTAGAAGCTGCATAACATGACTTTGCTTATGCTGCGCTGGGTCATCTGCTATCTCACTCTCAGAGTAATCAACAGTAAACATATACTTTGCAGGATACATATTCCCATCTATCTTTGCCAACCAAGGACATGGTGTTGCCCTGTCCAAGACGTACACAGCGTGGTTGTAGGACGAACAGTCCCAAGGCTGGGCGTTATGCACAGACATGGCAGAAGGCCACTCAGTGAGCGGCTCATCGGCTACAAGAGCGGTTATAGGCATTCTCGCCCACATTGCGCCACCGTGTACATTCTCATCTCCTTCTTCATCAGCCTCGCATCCCGTAAAGATAACTTGAAAGCTCAAGCACCTGTTTGGCATTGTCGTTACCGCTATTGCCATCGCATGTAAGAACTCACCGTGGTATTGTTCATGATTGTGAGTATACTCACGGCGAACCCAGCACTTGAAGTGCGGTATGTTACTCTGCAAATAAGCCAATCTATCCCCCCAAGTTGACTTTACTTTTTAGTCTTACCGCCTTTGGCGTAACCCTTTTTCTTTTTCATCATAGCGCCACCCATTCTCTTTTTGGTAACACCACCTTTTTTCATCTTACCTACGCCGTCAGCAGCAAATGCTGGGACACTCTTCCCATTCTTTTTGACCATAGGCATCTTTCCACCTGATTTCATTGCCACAGGTTTTTTCTTTTTCATTGCGCCACCCATCATCTTCTTGGTAACGCCGCCTTTAGCATAGCCTTTTTTCTTCATCATCGCTTCTACTCCTAAGTTATGTTGATAGTAACAGTACCAACTTCAGACTGCATAAATTGAAGATCATTCCAAACAGGATTAAACCCAAATAAACCGCGACTCTCCTCTAAGGATGTGTCTGGTCTTGGGTTCCTCAGAGACTGAGGATCATTTATCTTAATTCTGCCCAAGAAGTTTTGTGGCTGATCTGGGTCAACAACATCACGCCCAACCAGAAATCCAGTCTTCACGCCATTGTTAAACTCAGGCACAAGATCTGCCAAAGGGTATCTAAACCCTGTCTTGTCGCAGTAACCAAAAGCATATTTGCCTCTAGCGTAACTCATCACGCACCCATCATAAATGTGTTGAATGGAACGAACTTAATTGATGCTGTCTCTTCATCCTCACCAGCAGCTAGCTGGAACTGAAACTCGTACTCTTGCTTTAGGTTAGCCGCCATCTGAGGGTTCTTTTTCATAGCAATGTAATATGCCATGCCTGCAACCAAGCAGGGCACGAATCGAGGCGGTACAGAAGATATCGCTGCCCCAACTCCAGATGACAGCCCATCAATACCTTTTAGCCTATGATATGCTATTTCATAGGTCGTTGTATTATCAGGTACGGGCCAAAGAGTTACTTTTGTTTCCGTTGGGAGCCTTTGGACGTAGATTTGGGTCGGCCTACCTTGCGTGTTTTTGTTGGTTTGCTGGGCGTAGGTCGAGACACTGACTCTTTCGAGGGAGGTGTCGATTTGGTTTGTGCCCGTTCCGGTGCGGATTTGGTGTTCGATGATATCAATTGTATCCGCAGGGAGGGTATACGTTGCCGTACCCGCTGTAACAGCGAGCGTACCCGCTTCAATAGTGAAGAGATTAAGACCACGGTTCTGCCACTCCAATGTTAAAAGATTTAGACTTCTTCGTGCGGTTTTAAGGTCGTATCCAGTACGCATCTCAAGGCCAGCCCTTTCAAAAGCTTCCTCAAAGATCTCTGGCATGTCTGGGGTTACTACAGCCATTATGTCACTACGCTCCTAAACCGTTTGGTTTTCTTTGCAATTTTCTTAGGCTGCTTGGCAACCTGCTTGCCCTTCTTGGTGGCCTCGCGTTTCTTCTTCGTAGTAGCGGCGTACTCCGCAGAGGTCAAAGACTTGATAGCCTTCTCAGGAAGATATCGCTCGCCTGTAGCCTTGCTCCCTTGCGTCGATGGCTTGCCAGACTTTGTTCGCCACTTCTGCTTTGTCCAAGACTTCAAGCTCTTCTGTGACTTCTTGAGCGCCATTAACCTCTATAGCCCCCACCCGCTTTTTTATAAGCCTTCGCCAACATTTGCGCTTTTCTTGCTGACCATTGCCCCGGTTTGCCGCCTTTTCCACCAGCCTTTATGCGATTAAATATACGCTTTCTCTTCTCTGGTTGGGTGTAATTGCCAGCTTCATTAACACGACTTTTAGATTTCTTCTTCGTCTTGCCACCTTTGCCAAAACGAATAATCTCAAGGTCTTTAGCGTCATCACCTGTAGAGGTTCTGTTACCTGTTAGTTGACTGCCCATCTGGGAACGAGAAATAGCCATTTAACATTTCCACCGTTTTCTTGCTTGCCTTAACCTACTATTAGGATCTTTTGCTGCTTTGGGGAACTTCTTCATTTGTCCAGCAGAACGGGCGCAGAAAGACTTGCGCCGCTTTGCGTCCTTGCTCCCCTTCTTAACCTTCCCCGTCACAGCAGTTTTTAACTTGGAGCCGGGGTTGTCCTTGCGATACTTGGCAACACCCTTTTTTGTCATACCCGCCCCAGACTTTGTGGGACGTTTATGACCACCTTTTATGCTGTGCCCCTTCATGGAGCCTTTCTTTTTCTCAGCCATCTCTTACTCAAGGAGTAAAGTTATCACTGAACCAGAGCCTGATAGAGCAGACACATAGGCCCCATTGTCAGCAAGAATACCATCATTAGGGAGAAACACATCGTTCCATCCCGCTGGAAGGGTTAAATCCAGCAGAGTGGCTCCTGATGCGGAGCCATTCTTAATAGTAAATGCTGTGATGTTAGTGGCATACACCAAGATGCCCTGTATTCGACTCCGTGCGGGGCCAACAACCCCTGCACTAAATCCTGATGTTGAGACATTAAATGCCCGTATCTCTTGACCAGCCATCTAGGCCTCCTTACGGCTGAACAGCCGTATTAAACGCTTGAGCATACATCACTGTTATAACAACTGATCCCGCATTTGTACCTGCACTTGAGGTCGCAGTTAATTTCAAATCAGATGTACCAGTGTTTTTCCATGTAAGTGTACCACCGCCAGAAGCGCCTAACGCCTTAATACCTACAGTAGTTCCAGAAGCAACAGCATTAACAAGGGTCGCTGCACCGCCTACGGTATCACCAACACTGATATTCGTCGTAGTGTTAGCAGCCACTTCTAAATCAATGATGATGTCTACGATTTTTGAGTTGGCAGGGATTACCACATTTGTGGCTTCTGCTGCGACAGCGCCGCCAGAAATATCCATTACATGTTGTTGAGTCATTACAACATAACCTACGTTTGCTATGTCTGACCCAACAGTAGTGCCCGTTGTGTTGCGGATGTTGCCAGCCCGTATAGGACCAGAAAAAGTAGTAGTACCCATGTCGATCTCCTGTCTGGGTTAGTCAGACACACCATGTGTCTGTCAGGGATACACATATAGTAATAGATATTTAAACAAAAAGAAAGGGGCAACCGAAGCTGCCCCTGAGTTATACATGAGGAGAATACATGAAGTACCCACCTTATAGCATACTTTATGCTCCGCGAGAAGCGTACATTCCCAATGGATCTGATACACCAAAGCTGTAACGCTCACGCGCTTTGTAGCGCACGTTACCAGTGTCAAAGTCACCATCCATGCCTGTTTGCATAGCGGTACGGACAAAGTGCTTCATGCCGTTAGGCACATCAGTTGTGATGAAGAAGGCATCATTGTCTGTCAGATAGTGGTTCACCGCATAACCCTCTGGAATAGATCCGTTTGAGTTAAGTGCGTTGATATCATTATCTGCTGTACCAACACGCAGAGTTGTTTCCAACAAGCGAGTTGCAACAAACATTAATGCTGGTGGAATGATTAACTTACGAGGGCGCGCAGCAATCAACAAACCACGTTCATCTGTGAACGCGGCAATATCAATAACAGCTTGCTCAAGTGAGGTTTCATTCAAGTCAGCATCAGTTGCAGGGCGGTTAGCGTTAGTAGTGCCCTCAACGGTTGGGTGCGCTGTGCTAAACAAAGTAACGCCATCACCTGAGTTAAAGGTGGTGAAGCCTGTGTTTAACAAAGAAGCAGCCTTTGTTTGCTTTGTGTATGCCATACCGCGAGCAAGAGCTTTGGTATAACGAGCAGAAAGCGAATCATACAGATTGTCTTCCATAGCCTCTTCTGTGATAGAAAAGCCCATTGCGACTGTCTCATGATTGTAACGCGCAGTGAATGATTCCTGTGCGTTGTCATAAGAAATTGAAGCACCTTCTGCTTTCACAGGGGCGGCTCCAAAACCTGATAATTTAACTTCCTCTTCAAAGCTACGCTCTGAAGTTTCAGTTTCATAGATCTCAGAATGTTCGTCTTCGTACTTTCCGTACTCCAAACCAAACAATGCATTCAGACCCGGTAACAGCTCTTTAAGGAGCTGGGCGCGTGAAATAGCCATGATTTAACCTCCTTATAAGCCTACGTTATTGGTCATCTGGTGAGCGCCCGGATTGAACTTTACAAGTACATCTGGGAACGCATCAGCAGCATCTGACACATGTGAAACAACACGGAACGCCGCTGCGGCAGTCTTCACCGTAGCGTCCAATGCAGATGTAGAGTTACCTGTCGTGGTATTACCAGTTGAGGTAGACTGCACTGCTGCAAAGAATGTGTTTGTACCGATGATTGTTTGCGCTCCTGTACCATCAAGCTGGGCTTGGAATAGTACATTTGGATCGTCAACAACATACGCTTTAATAGCATCACCATTGGAAGTTCCAGTTGGGTAATACTGCGCTTGGACCGTTTGGCCTGAAGAATTTACATACTCACAACCAACGAAAACGCCAATAGCGCCAACGCCTGTTGTTCCTGAGATGCTGTTAGATGTCAGGTCTGCACCTGAACCAGTTGCGAGTGCGATGTAACCATCAGCCCCAATGATAACAACTTGCCCGTAGAACAGGTTTGTTGCTTCTCCAGCGGGGTCAATGAGATACTGATTAGTCGCACCAGCATACGGCATTCCATCTGCGCGGCGCACAGGTTTTAAGCCGTAGGGAGCTGCTGTAGTAGCCATTTTCTCATACTCCTAGAGTTTAAGTTACGACAAGCTCCCCAAAAGGGTTACTTGCCAAATGAAGATCGTGTACTCCGTTCTGGGTTTAGAACGGGCATACGAGGGTCTGATTGTTTCAGATAGGAATTATCAACCGCTTCCATCTGGCTCTGTGCCATGTCTAGCTGCTTCTCAACCCTAGCCTCAACTTTTTCGATGGCGTTTTGACATAACAATAAGCCACCTACCTCAATGCCGTCTTGAAATCTCGAATCAATATCGGACACGATTTGAAGGTTCGGATGATCCTCTTTACGAACAGGTGTCCAACCTTCACGAAATCTGGAAGAAACATTCTTGTTATCCGTAGTACCCAAAGTAGAGGTGCGAATCCAGCGATAGCTAATGCCAGCGCGAGGTTCGGGGGTCGGTAACATGGTCGGTCTTTCCCATGACACTTTACGTTTGACCGCTTCGCGGTCATCATTACTGCGTGAGGTTCTGTTACTCATTTGGATTGATCCTTCAACATTTGCGCCACATATTGCTCATTCGTGAGTCCAAGCCGCTTGGCGAGAGAGGCTTGCGTCGAGGTTAATCGCACTGTGCGTGGCTTTTTTGTCGATCTTGACGGTGCGGCAACCACGGAACCGGCCTGACGTTGGGGTGCTTCTTCCTCTATTTGCCCACCGTCAAACTTATCTGGAAAGGCTTTTTTCATAGCCTTGTCTATTTCATCATAATAAGAATCGCTTCTCGGATCAATCCCTGATTGTACAAGCTTTTGATGCACACCATATGCATAGCCTGTCATTTCAGGAGTTTCAGGATTCTCAAACCAAGTATTTTTCTTACCCCACTCAAGGGCTTTTGGATCAGGCTTATCAACTTGCGGGGCAGGTTGAGCATACTGTGGCTGTGGCTGTGGCG